GACCGGACCGCTTGGGACGTTAACGCGATGCAATGGTTCGAACATATCGCTAACCCTATTACGGGTCAAGCGTAATGTCTCGAAATACCGTGCATCATCGTTGACATAGTCTCTATCCGATTTAACGGTAAGAGACTCTACCATTACAACTTTGATCTCCGACCTCTGATACCGTTCCGCGGTAGTGTCCTTCATCTCTGAAGGAGACACGCCGATGGAAAAGGATCGATGAGGAGCCTGATAGTTATCAGGAACATGAGACCAAAGTGCCACCGCTGCGTCCCCCGAAAAGAGGGGAACGCCAACGAGATTGTCCATAATCATATGGACGATCCAAAGGCGGGTAAGTGGTAGATCAAACAGATAGCATTGATTTGCCATCTGAATGAGTCCTTCATAAATAGCGGTGTGACACGACGTTATCCTTTCCCTCGGAACTTGAAAGTTCCTCGAGAGTTTCAAGGGCGTAACGTCGATACCATCGTAAGCGTGCATCCCGCACGATTCCCTGAATCGAGCAGGTTGTGCATATGACTTTGAATGATTGGTAATAAAACCAAGTCCTTCAAGAGTCAGCAGTGTGTCCCAGAACAAGGGACCCTGCACGATGATATCATCACCGTACACACGCCAAATAGGGAAATTTCCCAAATTTGTGCGACGTGCACGCCGGACGGTGAATTCCACGGCACAGGCAAAAATAAGCGACTCAATAGGGAAGCACAAAGCACTCCCCATTGGTGCAAACTTTGCCGTCTCTATCATCTTCCCAGACGGGAGGGTCACGGTCTTTGACCGCGACGCCACCAGGAAAGGAAGTATAGAAGTACCGTGGAAAACGGCTTTTACGAGTGACGTTGAGACAGTATCAGACGCAGACGATAGATCTATCGTAGCGAAAGAACCGTCTTTACTTCCAAGAAGAGCCAAGTCGCCGTTTAAACCTTGATTTTGCAAACAATAATGTTCGCAGAGTTGGGGTTTGGTCTTGACATGACTGTCAAGAGCGGCAGCGATGCCTTGCTGTAAATACATCAGCGTGGCAGGCTCTTTGGAGATCCAACGGCGCGTCTTCATGATTTTAGGCACGGAGACTGCCTTTGAATTCCTCTCCCACGATGTAGATATGTAGGAGTAGGGGAAGTAAGAAGTAACGTCTATATCTGCATAGTGTGAAAACACATAATCGATTAGTGAATCGGTACCAAGGTATCGATACTTCTCAATTAGAGGTGCCGCACGCGTAAGTTCCGCGCACGCATTGGGACCGTGAAATGGAAAGAAATTATCCTCACTAAGTGAGAATCCTTCCATCCATTCAACCATAATTGCATTCATTTCAGCAATGATGGCTTGGTTCCTTTGTGGCCGGGTGTGCAGATATAATTCAATATCTTGGTACTCACGCTCCATGTCGACAGCGATGTCGAGCAAAGAGACGTGAGTAAGAAAAGATAGATATTGATAGCAAACGTAAAAGTCTCGAGGGTTAGGATTCTCCAAAAAGGAGGTGAGAACCCCTCGAATCGGACCGACGAAGATACCCACAAACGGGTAATCTTCTCTAAGCTGACGTTTAAACCAGCTTAATGTCGTTGGCAACGCTACTGTTCGCAGTAGTGCCACCGCATCCGACAAGAAGGATCCTACCGCGTGAACGTCCAATGAGGCAACGTTAGTTGTCCATGCGACGATCTCACGCTTAGGACCTATCCCATCGAACCGTGAGGCCAAATCTGTGAGATGAAGACCGCACAACACAAGAGCTTCCGTGTAAGTGCGATAATCTCTATCTGACAGAGCCTTACCCTGCCAGCACACAGACATGCGTCTTAGCCGTGCTAAGACGACTCTCCAGGAGTCTAACTCTTGGATATGTGAGCGGGACATAGGACTACTCCTTCACAGTTTGGTACACCGTCTGCACCGTGGAAGTTTCCACGTACGCATCAGGATTGATGCCGATATGTTCCGTGTACGTAACTGTCTTACTGGTTACAAACCCGGGATGATCAGCAGAAGCCTGATACATTGCGACTAGTGTAGCAAGCATTGCGAGTGCGATGAGAGTAACGAGTACGCTACGGATCAAACCGTGCGTTCCCATATCTCTACTTCCGCACTACGCCGTGAAGAAGGCTCTCTACACCGTTTTCGACAAAAACGGCCACGGCGTCGCCGGTCCCCTTGCCGAATGCTGCGATAGCATCGCCAAGGAGAGCTGCAACCATCTCTTTCGAGATCATCGAATGATCCGGAAGAGATGTCGTGATCGTAATGGCGAACGGGGCATGCGCTTCGTAGGTGGTATCTACGTCATCAGTGATGACGTAAACCCCCTTAACCTGGACGACCGTGTCGGTGCCCTTCCGCGAAGGAAGGAATACTGACGGGTCGATCGAGGTGCCAGCATACACATTCGGCTTTGCACGTTGTGCAA